TCATCAGCAGCCGTCGGCAGGTCGCGCCCGCGCGGCGCCACGCGGTCCTCCAGGCGCTGCCACTGGACCTCGGAAAAACGATCGATGCCGGCCCACACCGCGGCCGCATAGGCGTACACCGCGCAGTCCAGCGCCTCGTTGCGCTTGCCTGGCGGTTTGACCCACTCCATCCTGGCGTGGCCTTTCACGTACCGGGTCACCAGGCGCTCGGCGGTCAGCTGCTCAAACTCATCTGTCGTCGCCAGAGCTTTCGGTAGATGCACGAACCCCGGCCCTGGCTGCGTGATACGCAGCCGGCTGTAAATCGTAGCCTTCGCCAGGTCGGTACCAACCAGCCACAACTTCAGACCGCGCGGGATGCGCTGGCCTCGCCACGTCACATCCACGTCTGACGGTTTGCTCAAGATCGCCCGGCCGCGCGTGTTGCTGCCTTTGACCGCCAGCACATGCGCGTGCTGATGTGCCCGCACGTAGGCGTAGACCTGCTGCGTATGGTGGCCGCCGGTGTCGATGGCGCAGGCCGCAACCAGCATCTGCGCCCCGCTGGCGTGCAGCAGCGGCGTGCGGCGACGCTCTGTCAGCTGCGTCCACACGCTGCCGGGCATGCCCTCCTCGATGGCCGGGTCGCCGTAGATCAGCTCGCGCTGCACCAGCCAGCTTTCCTGGCCGCGGCCCCAGGCCCACACGCGGTACTCGATGCGGTCGGCCTGCACGTCCACGCCCATCGTCAGCAGCAAACCGCCGTGCGGCACCGTGCCCAGTTGGTAGTCCTCGGCGCGGCGCGCCAGCTCGTGCGTAGCCACCCTGTCGCCCTGCTCTTCCCATGTCTCTGCCAGCACGGTGTTCGTGAAGGTCTTCAGGCGGCTGACATCGCCATGCTTGGCCGCCAGCGTCGCCTCGTGCCACTGCGCCACCAGGTCGGCCCACCCGATCCAGCCCAGCGGCGCATACAGGGCGTTGAGGTGGTAGCCGGCCATCTTGCCTGGCCTGGCGGCTTCCTTGCTAGGCCTCCACTCGCCGGCGGCGAGCATCCGGGGCTTGTGGTGTTCCTCGATGAACGAACCGCAGTGCGCGCACACGTAGTGCACGCTCGACAAGTCCGGCGCGCCATCGGGCAACTTGGCCCATCGCAGACCGTGCGGGGTGTTGGCCCCCCACTCCAGCACCTGATACTCGCCGCAGTGCGGGCACGGCACCCAGAAGCGGCAGGCGTTGGTGGCCTCAAATGCTGCCTCGATCCTGGAAAAGCCCTTCGTTGTAGGGGTCGACACCTTCAGCACTTTACGCCTCGAGAACGTGCTGGTGCGCTTCTCGGCCAGCGCCACCGGGTCGCCTTCGCCGTCCACGTCCAGCGGGTAGGCGTCGATCTCGTCCAGGAACAGGTATCGCACCGGCATCGAGCGCAGGCTGGCCGCGCTGTTCGCGCCAGAAACCACCAGCACGCCCCCCGCAAAATCTTTCAACAGAGTCGTGTTGGCATCGTCTCTGCTGCGGTTTTCGCGCACCTTGCGCCGCAGGACCGGCGTCTCCTCGAGCATTGGCGCGATGCGCTGCCGGCTGAACCTTTTTGCCATGTCGGTGGTCGGCTGCACCACCATCACCGGACCTGGCTCGTTGTCGATGATGTAGCCCAGCCAGTTCATGCCGCACTCCGATTTGCCCAGCTGCGCGGCGAACATCACCACCACCTCCTGCACGCTCGAGCGCGCAGACAGGTCGTCCATGATCTGGCGCAGGTACGGCGTGCGGTCGGTGCGCCACGGCCCCGGCTCGCTGGAGGCCTTACCGGAGAGCATGCGATGCGCGTCGGCCCATTGGCTCACCGTGACCGCCGCCGGCGGTCGCATGAACTCAGCGAACAGCGCCGCGGCCAGCGCCTCGGCGCGGGCATCGTCATCGGTGGTGATCTGCTCCGCGGCGCCCACAGTCACGCCACCTGCACTTCTGCGCCTCGGCTCAGCTCGTCCAGCACATGGCGCAGCTCGTCCTCGAGCAGCTGCGACACGCGCTCCAAGTCCGACTCGGCTGCCAGCACCGGCGCCAGGCGGTGCGGGATCTGCAGCAGCGCGTCGCGCGCGCTGGCGATGCGCTTGGCCCAGGCGGCGCGCACGGCGTCGATGCGGATCAGCTGCCCGGCCATTTCCTTGTATTTCAGCTCCTCTATCTTGGCCGCGAATGCGCGCTCCTGCGCCTGCGCCCGCCGGAGGATGGCGACCGACTTGTCATCCTCGACCAGCGGGGCCACCGGTCGCGTCGGCGCCGCTTCCGGCGATGCGTTGCGCCCGTTGCCGGCCCGGCCCAGGTCGGTGGTGTTGCGCACCAGGCGGTCGGACAGCTCGAAGTCGACCACCTGCTTACCGTCCACCTCGCGCATGACCAGCCGGCCCTGGCGCTTGAGCTTGCTCACGTAGGCCGGGGACGCGCCGATGTGGCGGGCGTAGTCACTTAGGCTTCCGGTTGTCATGCTCACGCCCTCTCTGCCGCTACTTCGTCAAACGTCTGCCCTGTCGCCTCGAGCACCGCCTGCCGGCCGGTGTAGTCCTGCCAGCGCCGCACGATCACATCCACGTAGCGCGGCTGCATTTCCATGGTGTAGCAGACCCGGCCGACCTTCTCGGCACCCATCAGCGTTGCGCCGCTGCCGCCGAACGGCTCCACCACCAGGCCACCAGGCGGGCAGGCGGACTTGATGGCGCGTTCCATCATCGCCACCGGCTTCGGCGTGGCGTGGCCGTGTCGTTCGTCGCCAGTCACGCGGGGGAACTCCCACACGTCGCGCATCGGTTCGTGCGCGTTGTCGAAGTAGCTGCGCGCGCCCTGGACTTCGCTGTTCGGCCCGCCTTTCACGCGATCCCATTCCGCCTTCAGTTCGCGCCATGGGCGCTCGAAGTGGCCTGGGTATTCGCTGGCCAGTTTGCGGTAGTGCTTCTCAGGGATCAGGGTGAATTGTGACCGCGTGAACCAGTGCGAATACATGCCGACACCGCACACGCGCTTGATGTCGGACGGACCGGCGCCAGCCGCCTTTGCCTGGGCTTCCATGTAGCCGCGGATCGGCTCCCAGGATTCCGGGAAGTCATCGGCGTTCACGTTGCCCAGGAACTGGTTGCCCAGCTGGAAGAACAGGCAGCGCTCGGTGGCGATCGGGTATTGCGTCAGGTCGGGCGACGCCATGCCGGCGATGGTCTTTTTGTCCCACACGATTTCGTTGCGTAGTTCGAGCTTCTCCGAACTGCCCAGGCCGCCGACATACCAAAGGCGCCACAGGTCTGGCGCGTTTCCCCAAATGTAGACGCTGGCGTTGCTGTCCAGGAAGGTGCGGAACGTTGCCCACCACTCCATCTGGAAGCGGTCAAGGTTCTCGGCGTACAGGTTGTCGTTGGCCACCCCGTCGCCTTCCTTGCCCATGCCATAGGGCGGGTCGGCGTGCAGCAGCTGCGCGGTGCGGCCGTCCATCAGCTTTTCCACGTCCGAAATGTTGGTGCTGTCGCCGCACATCACGCGGTGCTTGCCCAGCTTCCACACGTCGCCGGTGACGGACACCACTTCGGCCAGGGCGTCCGGGATTTCGTCGTCTGGGGTCAGCCATTCGGTGGTTTCTTCTTCTTCGTCCAGCAGTAGGTCGGCCAGTTCGTCATCGTCAAACCCGGTCAGCGACAGGTCGAAACCTTCGGCCTGCAGGTCGCCCAATTCCAGCGCCAGCAATTCCTCGTCCCAGCCCGCATTCAGTGCCAGCTTGTTGTCCGCGATGACGTAGGCGCGCTTTTGCGCCTCGGTCCAGCCGGACGCAACGATCACCGGCACCTCGCGCAGGCCCAGGCGCTTGGCCGCCATGACGCGGCCGTGTCCGGCGATGATTCCGCCATCCTCGTCAACCAGGACCGGGTTGGTCCAGCCCCATTCGCGCATCGAGGCGGCGATCTGCGCCACCTGCTCGTCGCTGTGCGTGCGGCTGTTGCGCGCGTAGGGGATCAGGGCCTCGATTGGGCGACGCTCGATGCGGTCACGAATTTCAACCATGGGTTTACCTGAGAATGATAACGTTTAACCAATCTGGAGAACGACCCACTAGCGTATTTTCGCGGGTTTGCGCACC